AATTTCCCAAAACCAATTTTTCTGTAGAACCACCACCTAAATCAATAGTACCACTATCGATATGTACCCCTCCAGTAGATTTAATATTACACTCTCCGTCTACTGTTATATTTTGTGCTCCTTTAATATAAACATCTTTATCGCCAATAATTACTTCATAATGTGTTGCTTTTACGTGGTGAACTTCATTTCCATAATTATCAATCTCTATACGAGTTCCTGATGGATGATATACGTGTAAGCGTATATTATTACTTGTATCATCTATCTCTATCATAACCCCACTCTCAGATCGATAGACACTATTTTTAGGATATGTTGTTGCATATGCACTGACGGGTTCACTCCATGTTCCTGAAGTGCCTCCAGTTGATGTTGTTATATTTTGCACTCTTGCAGCATTAATAGCAGTAACAGTAGAATCAGAACTACGAGAACTAATTGGAACATCAGGAACATCATTATCTACAGAAGGAGCACCAGCAAAATAAACAGGACTTCTCCAATCACCATTTTCAAAAAAACAAAAAACATGTGAATTAACAATTGGTATATCAATGTTTCCAACATTAGCATAACCTCCCATACCAGAAGCATAAATCGCCCAAGGTAAATCTATAGTATCAATATCTTTAAACATTGGATATAGTTTTACTTTTATTCTACCTGCTTGAAGTGGATCAGAAACATCCATTACAATACCACGATAAAATCCATCAAAAGATGTATTAGATTTTTCCAAATCAATGGTTTTGTTTAACATGTTATCTATTGACCCCTATGATTCCTTCTAATTCGCCTTTCTCTCCTGTAGCAATAATTACATAAGTAATTATTATGTCATAATTATTGTTATCATAATCTGGATTAACATCTACGTTTTCTATATATACTCTATTTTCCCACCGATTTATCGTATCTTGAATTTCTGATTCAATTAACTCAGTAGTAAATTCATCCATAGGCTCAAATAATATTGTTCTTAGGATTGACCCAAATTCAGGCAACATAATCCTTTCACCCGGATACGTTGTAATAATATTTTTTATAGATTGCTTTATTGCTTCATGATCTTTAACGATTGATACCTTACCTGCTGTATCGATTGTTAAACTAAAATCCAGATCACTATAAATTTCTATTGCCATAATATTAACTATTTATTTAAGCTCTTTTCCCTTTGTTGTTTTTACCAATCCCTTAACATCAATACCATTAACTCCGTTTCTACTTAAAAATAAATGTGAATCAAAACTTTTTGAATCAGAATCAAATAAGTGAGCTATTTTCCAAATCAACCAATAGCCTGAATATGTTTCGTTTATTCCTGATTTACCTAATGACGAACTATAATAAGAAATTTTTAAATTAATAATGCTTCCCACTGATAAATTAATATTACCCTTAACAAAAATTTCTGTTTTGTGTACCGAATTAGCACTATTAATTATTTTATTATTAACTACATTTTTTGTCTTTATATTTCTTCCACCCCAAAAATTTTTTGATCCTTCGTTATGATTATTTGAAATGTAATACCAATCAGATAATTGTCTTTCAGAAAAACTATCAACAGTTGATTCTCCTGTAACAAATGTTTTGCTTTCAAAATCAAAATAATCATATTTAATACCAAAACCCCCTTGTATCAAAGTTGGCATATAATTATTTTTTATTCCAATAGCGTTAAATGCTTTTTCTTCGTCTTTTTGAACAGAATTATTGAAAAATTCAATACTTGGTTTCTGATTAAAAATTGAATCATACGTCTTAAATACAAACGTACCATCAAGTTTTATATAATAAACATATCCACCAATCTCGTTTTTGTTTACAGAATTTGAAGATATCCATTTAAATAATTGGTTGTTTGTCCAGTTAGGTTGAATAACAGTATATTCTTCTTTTGTTTCTTCTATATCAAATTTTGTAAATCCAATCTCTGTTGCTATCTCTTTAATTATTTCTGAGTATTTTTTAGCAGACCACGATCTGTTATATGTATTTTTAAATAATCCCTCCCAATTATTTGATATCATATTTGACACTACCATTATATTATCGGTATTTGTTTTATTATTATTAACAAACTCAAGTGTTGAAAATTTAAAACTGGTTTTTAAAAAAGAATCGTCTGATTGTCCGAATTCTATATTCCATATATCATCTGGAATTATTACAGCATTGGTTGAAAGATCACCAGTAGCATCAAAAAATTTCAATGTTACATATGGTGTGGCAGACATCATTGTTTCTATGATACTTAATTTATATAATGATGATCCGTATAACGACCTTTCTTCAAAGTTACTGGTATTATCTAAATATATTTTTACGTAATATTTATTTTCTAATGATGTGTTTATTAAATGATATTCAGCCACTAATCTAATACTCTTATATCAGAAACAAAACCTGTTTCGTCTCTAACTTTAATATTCTTATTAAAATAATCATAGTAATCACCAAGAGACGGTATCTTCAATATATCACCAACACTTATTTCTGAAAGAGGATCAATAATATTATTTCTTAAAAGAATGAGCCACCACAAATCAACGGTTCCATATACTTCATATGAAATAAGATCAACTCTTCCCATGACGTGTTGTTTTACCATATATAATTCATCTTCAGAAGAAAAACCATCAAAATTTATTGGGTTTTCGCTAAGGTAATCAAGTTCTAGATTATCACTTATTATTTCTTCCTTAAACATTAATTGTCTTTTGTTTATATTAGCCATTACTTTTTGCCTAATTTTTGTAATACATTAATATCATATGGATACTTAATAACATCATTTATTCCTTGTGTTCCTTTTTCTTTTTTAAGTGCATAACGACCGATAGGATCGTAAGGAATAAATGTTAGTGCTACTGTAGCTGAAAGAGGATCAAAATTATCATCAAGTTTATTACTAAACTGAACATTAACGTTTTTTATCCAACATTTCATCAAGGTAACAATGTTTCCGAAACGTATACTAACTGTTGGTGGTCCTATCCATAGTTTCTTTGATACGCCCGGAATACTAGATGGTTCTGGTGTAGCCATCATTAATAATTTTTTAATTGGAATAACTACGTCATCTTTACCTGAATTATATGCATCAAATTTTAATTCAACAGCAAATTCTTGATTTGTTATACCTTTCCAGTGCATCTCTTCAGCAATACCTCTATCAACACTTATACCCCTTGCACCGCCAAGGGACTGTGCTATTTTATTAACTAGTTTTAAATATTCAAAAGATTCATCAATTTCATTACCACTAGAAAAAGGTATTGTTGGTAATGGTGCTCTAACTTCATGACTGCTTGCATTGTTTTTATATCTTGGAATTATTCTTATCACTTGTTCTGCTTTTAGTGATGTGTGTATATATGGTGTTGCCATTATTGTGTTACCATGTATGTTGATAAATCTTCTATATTTGATGAAGCGGGTTGATTAATAATTGTATCTCCCTGTTTATTGTTTTCCATTGTCTTATTTAATTTTTCTAAATTTTTGTTTATTCCTTTTAATTCTGCTTTACTTTCTGTGTCTGTAACAGTTGGTTTTTCTAATTTAATACTTTCTTTAAGTACTGCTGTCTGATCCTTTGGTGTAGATTTTTTGGCTTCTTTTTCGTCACTACTTTCTTTTGCTGTATCTTTTTCTCCAAAAATTGTACTGGCTACTGATTCTCCTAATGTATCTGCAACAAATTCTCTTGCTGAACTAATTAAATCACCAAAAAACCCTTTAATAGATTCCCAAACACCACTAAGTAAATTCTTCATTGGTTCAACGACATATTCATTAAATTTAGCAGTAACAGTATCCCAATTTTTATATATTAAATACAAAGCTCCTATTGCTGCTGCAATCAATAAAAATGGTAATGCCATCATAATAAGACTAAATAATCCAGAAGCTATTGTTGTCATAATACTAAACCCAGCACCTATTAGTACCCCTAACATAGTAAATCCCTTACCAACCATTTTTCCTATTTTAGAACCGGCAACTTTATCTTTAAATGTTTTTGAAATAACAGTTCCTAATCCTTTTAATCCAGATTTAATTGTTTTATATAAACCACCAAAAACATTACCAGTAGCATCAGTTATTATTTCTAAACTTCTATTAAAATCTTCACTCTTTCTTAATAACCCCCACATAGCAGTGATCGGTTTGAATGGAATAGCAAATATTTTTTTAAATAATTTAAATGGAAATTTTCCTATTGCAGCACCAATTTTTCCAAACATTCCAAACAATCTACCAAGAGAACTTTTTATTTCACCAACAACAGGGAAAAAATCATCCACCACATCAATAACTTGATTAAACGCTCCACCAATGTTTTTAAATATAGAAGCAAAAATACCAGAAGATTCAATTGGGGTTTTTTCGTCGCCTGATTTTGGTTTAGTGGTTGTTTTCTTTTTCTTTGTTGTTTTTTGTGTCCCACTAGTACTACCAATAGCATTAACTATATTATCTGTATTAGATATTCCAGATTTTACTAAATTCTTAACATCATTTGATACATCATTAATATTATCAGAAAGACCTGAAAAAGATTTCTTGGTTACTTCTTTCATAATAGAAGTATTGTCTTCTGTATCAGCAGCAAATTCTGGAATTTCTACACCACTAGCTACATATTCACTACCTTTTAGTTGTCCTAAAAGATCATTTAAACCATCATCCATTTTATCAGCAACACCTTCCAATGCATCAGGAACAGAAGATATTTCATTAATAAATTTTTGCTGTCCTAGTGTTTTATCTTTTTTATTTGGTTTACCAGATAAATCCTCTATTGCTGATACTATATTTTCTGTATTATTGAATGAACTATTAGTGAGATTATCAAAACTCTTTTTTATTATTGTATCTGTTGCTTTACTTGTTTTTGTTATTGAATCAACAACCGGTTTAAATGCCGCTGCACCTAATGTTGCTTTTTTTGATGTCTTATTGAAATCTTCATAAAAACGAGAAACAATAGAAACAATTTCTTCGTTTGTTTGACCAAGTTTTACTAAAGATTCATCTAGTGTAGGCATATCATATCTATTTATAGATTTATATTACCGTTTATTTCTCATTTTATCTATTTCATTTTTTTCTTTTTCTAATCTATCTTTGAGAAGACGTAAAAAATCCCTAACCTCATAAATGCACATAAGGTCAGAATCTATTGGAGAAATATTAAGATGATAACTTAACTCGAATTGATCATTTAAAATTGTCTGAAAGCGTCGGAAGGAAGAAATCTGCTTGAAAGGGTATTGTAAATTGGTTGACCTCGCCACAACCATTACAGGTTTCATTTACAACCTCGTTTAAACCATATTTAAAATGTGCGTGGAATCCTCTTACATGAGCCATATCTTTTCCTGTAAATGTATTCTCAATACGATTTAATTTTTCAGCTAAAGGAATAACAGTATCAAAACTGACAGACTGACATAATAATATATATGCTTCTTCAATATTTTTATTTTTTATTGCGTGATTTCTTGCAATCTCTTCGTCTTTAGTAGTTATAAGTCTAAGTGTTACCTTTTCGCCTGACGAAGTTTCAAACAAATAAGGAAATTTAAAATCTTTAGATAAATCTTTAATATCTACTTTTGTTAAATCAATATCATATACGTTCTTATGATCGCAATGAGGACAAACATATTCAACTGTTTTTATTGTAGAATAATTATTTGCCCAAATCCAAAGCAAAAGAAAATCTCTATCATAAATGGTTAGTTCACCATAAAATTCTTGTTCCTTTAATAAAGATTTTAAAACAGAATTCAAAACTTTCTGAAAAGTTCTTTCTGTTGCCATAGATAACTCTTTTTCGTCACGAACAAGAATATCTCTATATTCAATATCTTTTGGATAATTTAATATTCCATTTGACGGAAGTTCTACTGTTGTATATTTTAGGTTTAGATTCGTATCCGTAGAATCATCTTTTACTGATGTTTTTTTCTTGGGGCGTTTACCCTCGTCGAAATCAATAGACATTATTTTCTCCTTTGTTTAAGCTAAAATACCAAAATGTCTAATATAGATTTTTTAGCTGCTTTCGACTTATTTATAGAATCTAAAAACTGACTTTTTGATACTTTTGCTGGTAATGATTTTTCTTGAAATAAAACATCATCACCAGTCAGTGTTACATTATATTTAACTACTGAATTACTTTCATAATCATTACTATGTTCTGTAATTGCACTTACAAAATAATTTTTATACGTATGAACTATAACGTCGTTTTTCATAGAATCTAATCTAATAAATTTTATATCTCTTTTATATTTTATTGGAGAATTAAATGTTCCAATAACTTTCGTTGATGCGATTAATTCTCTCCACTTATCAAAATATTCAAACGTCAATCCATCAGAATATTCCATAACATCTAATGTAATTGTTCCGATGTCCTCTGCTTTGGCATAATACCAAAACGTGTTTGCATGAGATGCTTTATCTGTTTCGATTTGTTTAGATGGAACTGTTATTGATGTTATTCTTGTACTAATATCATATATATTACCACTAAAATTACCATCAACATATCCGCCTGTTTGTTTGTTTAAATCAGGAAGCTCAACCCTCCAAAGATAACTTTTTAATGGAGATGTGGTTTTTTTCTTATTAATTAAATCTATTAGTTCTTGTTTCATTATAGAATGTTCTGAATTATACTTTTTATATCTGTATTGATTTCGTATTTATTATCAATAATTTTTTCATCAAATGATAACACAATAGGAATTTCAATAACTTCTGACGCTTCATAAGACAAATTTACATCACTAATTTCAAGAGGATATACGTTAGTAAGGTCGATAGTCATAGTATTAACAAAATCTGTCGTATCTTTTAATCTTATTCTGAGTGTTCTAGCATACTGATCTTTATCTACACTTCTTCCTATTTCAGTATCACCCATTTGTGCTAACCATTTATCAAAATAGCGATAGATAGTTAAACTTTCATCGTCCCAAAAAGTCAAATTAATTGTGTGTGCAGAAGAATCTTTCCCGGCAAAAAGCATTTTCTTATCCATATAATCAATAATTATATTCTCTTTTGCTTGTTGTGGAATATTAACTGATTTGACAAAAAAACGAATATCACTATCTGGACTAAAATTATCTTTAATAATAGAAGCCTCAAAAAGGTAGGAACGTTGTGGTTCCTTTGTTGGGGATATGTTTAAGAGGGATGCAATGCGCCGTATGTTACCAATATTTACCATATTCTTATTTATCAGACAAAAAAAGAGAGTCTAGGATATGACTCTCTTATATTTTATTATTTTTATCGTATCGTAATTTTTATTTTATTAAATCAATATAATCTAATGTCACGTTTATGTAATCCCTTATACTTTCATATTTATCCCTAAATTGTGTACTAAGAAGTTCACGATCAATATCTTTTTTGTTACTACTAATTTTATCAAGAATTTTTTCAACTTTTTCCAAATCTTTCATATAAGGATGTTTTTTAGCTTCATTCAATTGTTCTAATCCAGCTAACTTTCTTAATCTGTCATTATGATTCATTATTAATTTACTTCTTTCTCGTCATAACTGAATGTTACACTGATTTCTACTGGTTCTGATGCATCATAACTCAATGCAATCTCAGATAAATCCATTGGGAATGCATGACCAAGTTTAATTGTGCCTGTAACATTTTCGTCTGCACTATCTTTTAATTTAATAACAAGATCAGCAACATACAAATCACGACTAACACTACTGCCAGTAACTTCGTTATGAATCAATTGCATCCAATTATTAATAAATTTATATACTGTTTGTGCTTCATCATCCCATAACGTCATCGTAACTGTATGGGCAGCAGCATCTCTACCAGCAAAATGTGTTTTGCTTGCTTTGTGATTAATAATTATCTGTTCTACTGCTGATTGTGGTAATGCAACAGTTTTAGCATAAAATCCAAAATTTTGTAATGCACCAGTAGACAGTCCTTGTACTTCAACCTCCCAAAGATATGATTTTTGTGGGGTGTTGATTGATCGAACTTCTTGAATTGTTGCCATTTATATATCTCCTATATCATTAACTAGCAGTAAACGTTGCACCAGTAGCCGAAATAATTGCACTTAATCTTACGAATTCTGCTACACGAACAGGTTTAACATATAAGTCAACAAGCAATTTATTAGCATCAATAACTACTGCTGTATTATTTGTTTCATCACAAACAGTCAAGAAATCATATACACCCCTACGTGATTTAATATCACCCATATAGGAATCAATAATAGAAGTAATGTTTTCTCTTGTGTAACTATCGTTAAACTCAAAAACAAATGGACGTAATGCTCTTGCTAATGCTTTTTCAATCGTAATCATTAGCAAACGAACATTGACTCTATCTAAAGCACTTGCTGCTGTCTGTAATGTTTTCTGACCATATACCTGTATTCCCTCACCAGTAAAATTCTGGATTGGATTAATTTTAGCAGTATAGAGTGTATCTCTTTCGCCTTCTGTAAATACATTACTTACACCAATAACATTAATAATACCTCTGCGGACACCTGCTGGAGCATACCAAACTTCTGATACTTCGGCGGTGTTAGCATAAACACCAGCTACATAACCTGAAGGCGGAACGTTTAATTTCTTATCATTATATTGATCATAAATCTTAGGCCATCCAGCATAAATTCCTGCAAATGATGTGTTTGCGTTTAATGTTGTACTTACATATGTAACCATATTAGCAACAGTCACTTGTGTATCTGGAACATCTAAAATTGCAAAACAATCTTTACGAGCTTCACAAATACCAATCATATATGTTTGTACTACGTTTGTATCCCATCCAGCATTAATTAACAGACTAACCTCTACGTCTTCTTTGACCGTAAAGAAATCCCATGCAGTATTTACCATTCCATCTGTAGGTGCTACTGTGTCGTCTGCGCCACCAGATAAAGATGTTGCTGCTTCTGCATCATGAACGGTAACTTCTGTAGTATCTGTAACCGTAATATAATCAGAATATGTATTAACAACATCCTCAATATACATACTTTTACCAAAACCATCTTTAGATGTGGTTGATCTATTTACTGTCCATTCTTCGACTTTCACTGAACTATCATAAACTGTGATAATAAAATCTTTGTTGCCATCTTCAACAGTAACGTCAACTGATAAACTATTACCCCAAACACCTTCATTAGCAGAATAAAGTGTAAAAATCGTAATAGTATTGCCGGTGTCTTGAACCACCAAAGATGATTTTGTTGCATCATTATTTACACGAATAACTTTTAGGTTTTTACCTTTTTCTAAAAAAGCTAAAGCAGAGTACATTGATGGTTCATCTGGTTGTAAAGGTCCGAAATTATCCAGAAATTGTTTCTGATTAGTAATTAATGTTAATTCTGTTGCTGAACCTTTTGTACTATGAACAACAATCCCACCAATTGAATTTGCAACTGATGGTACAACAAATGATTGATCTACTTCTCTTGGATAGACGCCTGCGCTGATAGGATATGTCAATTTTATTCTCCAGTAATAATTTTATCTATAATCTTATTTAGATTCTTTCTTTTTTCTTGTAGTCTTTGCTGGTTCAACATCAGAGACAATTACACCAACAGGAATCGTTTTAGGTTCCTCATTAGAAGTAATAAAATCTCCCCTACGGAGAAACTGCGAAAACGTTTGAAATTCAACACAAACCATTCTGTGTGAGTTGTTTAAGTATTTTTTCATTCATAACCTCTAAATAGATTTTACTATATTATTATTTATGGTTTACTTAACTTTTCTTATTGTGTTTAAAGATATAAAAATAGAACTTTCTACTTAAAATATTGTCTTATA